ATATTTTTGTAATACATTGTTTTAAAAGATAAGCTTCAGGTTTGGCGGCAATGTCTTCTATCTTTTTAAATATCATTTTCGACTGACGAAAAGAGCGAGAAAGTATTCCAATTTCAACGCCTTGATTCAATATGGCATCCAATACAGCAAAAATACCAGTAGTATAACTTTTACTCATACCGCGTGACCAAACGCCTAGAAAATAATCACTCTCCAACATGGACTTCACAGCCATATGTTGAAATGGAAATAGCTTCACGCCTGTAATCAAGTCAGTAGTGAAAGTCACATTGTTTCTTAAAAATTGATAAAACAAAAGCTTCGCTTCTCGCTCTTCAATAAAGCCTTCTTTTTGAGAAAGCTCTTCATTTGAGACGTAAGGATTTTTTCTTTTTCTTTGGTTACCTGTTTCCCAGCTCATGATCTAAAAAATATTGTAAATCTACCTGCCATAAATCTTTTCCAAAATATAATAACCTTGGAATAAGATCTATAGATCTTTTTCTACTTCCTGTAAAAATAAACTGCAAACGTCTAGGATATTTATGCGTTAAATTCCTTAGATTATGAAATACATATTCTAAATTAGTTTTTCGTTTGTATTTTTTATGATTATCGATTATAGAATCGATGGTTGTTTCTATAACCACAAATAGATAACCTTCAAGTTCGACCGTGCGTTGTATTTCTCTTTCAAAACGTTCTACTCCAGACGCTAACGTTCCTAAAAAATCGTTTTCGCTTTTTCTGTCGATAAAAGTATAATTATACTCTTGAGCATTCATTAAATAATCTCCAATAAATAATTTTTCAACCTTGGTGTTAGGAAACTCCAAAGGATCTTGTTCGCGAGTATCAACTAATATTGTTTCATTTTTTAAATGAACTTTATTAAAATCTTTTGGCAATGGTTTATTAAAAAGAGGTTCCTTTTCTAAAAGTTTACATACAGAATTATAAGAACCAAAATGTTTTTTATATAAATCTATCGTCGGCAAATGCAAAGACTTCAATTCATTATAAAACGGCGCAAAAAGATAGTCTTTTACTTTCATTCTTTTTTGCAAAATCTCAACGTATTTTTGTTTTACTATTTCTTGATTCTCATTTTTTTCCCATGTAAGAAATTCATTAAAATCAAGAAATTCTGTATTAAAATATTTAATTTTATTGATGAATGGGATCTGCTTTTTGTAATAAAGAGATAGTCGCGGATAATGCGTACAATAATACTCTCCCTGATAAGTTCCATGCTTTTTTAAATGAGCATGAAAAGATTTATCATTAACGAAAGGCTCTTTACATATCTTACATTCTATCATATAGCATCTTCTTTTGTAATACCTAGTATTCTCGCCTTCCATGCGGACATGGTTTCGAGTCTATCAGCTTCTTCTTTGACAACTTTCTTTTGCATGTCTGCTATTTGAATCATCATCTTCCTTTCATTTTCGTCTTGGAATAATTCTACAAGACTTAGAATAGATGCGTTCTTTTGTTGATGAGATTCTATACGTTTTGCGCGTTCACCGTTTAACTTCTGTAAAGATTTATCAATACGTTGGGCGCATTGATTATATTCTTCACTAATGGTCTTTAATACTTCAGTAAGACGCATTGTAAAATCTTTTTGTTCTTGAGTATCATTAAACATTTCGTTTACTTTGTTCTTTTTCATATCAATTTGTTTAAGATTTATGTAATCCATACAAACATTGATATACAAATTGATTTCATCAATAGTTAGGTCTGGCTTGTCCCAAACAGAACGAACGAACTCCGCTTCAAAAAGATCCTTATCATTTGCGCTGCGATAAGAATCGTAATTTTGAACAAAACGAGGACTAGCGAGATAGTTCAACAACTTTTCTAAAAACTTTCTATGTTGCAGCGTTAATTTCCCTTCCAACAGATCTTGTCCAGCCCATTTATTTACTTTTTTAATAACCGTACCTAAGCTTCTTGGAACAACGTATTTTTCATTTACCGCTGACTCGCTATCAACTAAATATTCTGGATATTTTTCTTTTATGTACTTATGGACGGCTCTGTATTGAGCAGTAATAAATACATTAAGATTAGAAACCCCAGCCAACTCTTTAGAAAACAATAGTTCTGTAATTTGTTTAGGCGTAATTCCTGTTTTGATGTTTTGATCTATAAATTCTATATGAGAAGTCGTTAACCATTCTGAATCTGGTTTGGGTTTAGCTTTTTCTTTCTTACCCATAGACCCAGAAGAGACCATATAATCTCTTATTAGTTTAGCTTCTTTGGATCGCCCTTGAAGATCTTCTCTATTAAATAAAAGATTTGCTATAACAACATAATCAGTCAAACCTTCTTCTATTTTTTTATTAATTATTATTTTTTGCTCTTCAGATAAATTATTCATTGTTAAAAACGTCGTTATCTTTTATCAATGACTTTGCTTTTAGATAAAGCATCTTTTTCAAATTTTTAATTTGTTTATATCCAGCCTTTCGGCCTTTTTCGCTCGTTTTAAATTTTAAAAACTGAGCGACTTCATCGTCGTTTAAACAATCTATAAAAAACATTTTATAAGCGAAAAATTGCTTATCTGTTAAATGATCTTTCATTAACAAATGAAGCTTTTTTTCCGCCAAAGAAAAATTAACAGATTCAGTTTCTGGAATAGATACGAAGTAATTTTGATGATTCTGCAAACTCACTGTCATTTTTATATCATAAGCATTTTTTTTCGTCTTTTCCCATTTGGCGTACAATGGACATTCATTGCATTGCTTTTGACTTTTAGTAAAACCGCATGTATTCTCTTCGCTTGTAAACGAAGCTGATTTATTGGTGTTAAACGAGCAATTGACACAAGGCTTCACAAAACAACTATACGAGTTTCTAATTATGTTCTTTATCTGATTAGATACGATTCTATTGACCCAAGGTTCTATGGGACGCTTCTGATCCCAGAGGTGCCATTTCTTATGGATATGAATTTTTATGATCTGCTCAATATCTTCAAAATCGAACCAAACAATTGCTTTTAACTTCCACTTTGCTTTTCTTTTTTTTACGACTTGATTGATGATTTCATACATCTCTTCAAAAGTTTTTTTGGTTTTATGCTTCATTTATCTCGTTGAAGTTCTTACTGGAAGCGCATTCTTTTAATGATTGAGAAAGATACTGTTCTTTAGTAAGCTTTTCTACTTTGCCAATTGGTCTAGAGAATCTTTCAGAAGACGGGGGAGAACTAACTATATCTTTTACAGAAAACCTATTCTTTTCTGCTCTTTCGACTTCATATTCTAATTTTCTTGGTTTTACGACTGTAGTGGGTAAGCCGTCTTCGTCTACGTCCGCTCTTGATGGAGTAGGAACAAGTTTTTTAGGTTGATTATTCTGAATTAATGATGCTAAAGGATTGCCGCAACCAGAACAGAACTTCGCTCCTACTCCATTTTTAGAACCACATTGACTACAGTACATACACCATATTATATGATTACGAATTAACTTTATCTATTCTTTTTAACACAGTAACAATATACTTTAATATTTCACTTCTCATAATATCTTCCTCATGAAATTGAAAACAATAAATACCCTTTTCTTCGCTTTCTTTATTATTGAATAAATCATAAACTTTCATAAAACCAGATTTATTTCCAATGTCTGATTGCATAGCGTCTCCGCAGATAAACATTTTGGTATTTTCTCCGATACGAGTAAGAAGAGTAATCAACTCTTTACCACTATAATTCTGAGATTCATCTGCGATAATAATCTTCTCGTTCCATGTAGCACCTCGTAAGAAATTGACAGGCAAAGCCTCTATAATACCACTAGTTTCAAGATACTTCGATTGAGACATGGGGATAAGCTCATCCAATTTATCATACAGTGGTATCATAAAAGGATTAAACTTTTCATCTACAGTCCCAGGCAAAGAGCCTAATCCTCTTTCTCCAGACTCGACGATTGTTCTAATGTATTTAATCTCGTACTTTGAATTCATATTCAACATATGCAATGCACAATAAACAGCTAAA